GCGTCGGCTTTGTCTTTTTCAGCCTTGGCCAGCATCTCAGCACCGACGATTCGCTTGGCATCGATGTCGCTCACGCCCTCATCAGCAAGCTGAGCTAGCCTAGCCGCTTCAATGCCCTTGGTAAGCTCGATGTACTGATAATTCGACTTTCGCAACTGAGCGACGACAGAAGCCTGATTCTGCTTTGCTTTCGCTGCTTGCTCATCCTCTTTCTTCTGTTGCTCTTTGATCTGCTTGATCGAGTTGGCACGCTCACCGTAAAGATCGTACAAGCCCCACTTCTGCTTTTCCAGGTTGGCGATGACCTCAGACTGCTGATTCGCTTCTAGCTGTAGCTGATTGATCGCATCGGTATTCTTTCCTAGCGGATCAAACTGGCTCCGAAGTTTCTCTAGCTCAGTCTGACGGAAATAGAAGTTGTCGTATGCCTCATTGATCGACTTCTGGATTTCCTCGAATGCTTTGACAGCGTCATTTTGCTGCTTGGCCGGATCGCGTATCAGCGAAATATCTTCGAGTTGCTCTTTGAACTTCTTATTTGACGCGTCAACAAGTGCGGCCGTAAATCCTTCGACCTCGGACTTTGTTTCGGCAAACTCATCTTTCAATTCTTGAACGCCAAAGATTGCTTCGCCGATCGACTTGCCAAGATTGAAAGATAGCGTCGTGACCAGCAGCGTGATACCGGCCTGAAAGGCCATCGCACCGACGCCACCGCTTTTCATTACCTCGGAAAACTGTCCGACCTTTTCGGTGATGCCAGCAACCTGCTGAGCCGCCGATGCAAGCTGACCGCCTCCAAGTTGACCTGCAAGCACTCCGATAAACTCTGTAGATGCTTTAGCTTGAGTGCCGGTTTCCTTAATTCCCTTGACCGCATTCTCGATGTTCTTCGATGCACTGATCGCCTGTGCGGATGCTTTATCCTCCGCTTCGATAACGATCTTTACTGCATCGCCTGGCATCTTATTTTCGCTCCGCTTTCGCTCGCTGCTCTTCGGTCTTAAATCGCCTTGCCGCTTCCAAGAAGCTAGCCGCCTGATCGAGAGCACCACCCGCTACAGGCGGCAAGCCCTCATCGAACAAATCGACTAGCTCGATAAACTGCCCCATTCCGTCGCAGTAGCGATTGGGGCAGCCCTGGACCCGGAATACACCGTCTTGGCATTGATCGCAAGGTTTCTTGTGTTCCTCAGTTCCTTGCACCCCTGACCCATTGCAGGCTGTGCATTCGATCTCAATAGGCTCACGGTCGGTCCCCTTGTCTTTGCATTCTTTGTCGCTGCAATGCCGGCAAAGCAATCCCTGCCGAATCAATGCCGCGACTCTCAGTCTTTTTTTTCGCTGTCGTCCATTCGCTGATTGTAGGCAACAAGCCTCAACAACTCCCTCGCCTCGGTCAACGTCAACACTTCATCAAGAGCATCGACGCTGAACGGTTGGCCCATGTTCGACCAGCCAACTACCACTCTTTTCAGTTCCGCAATCGTCGCATCGAAAATCTCGTCTACTGTCACGCCATCTTTGTGGATGATGTCGATGACCTCAAGAATCTTCCGCTGATTTCGCATCGACTGCGACTTGACGCGAAATACTGGACGAGACTCGGCAGGCTTGGTCTTGTCGCACTCAAGCACTACCGGAAAGCTCTGATCTGGTTCCAAAAAGATTGGCACTTGAAAACCTCAATTAGGTTGCCGCTGTGAAGGTGATCGAGCATTCTTGATCGATGTTCGACCCGTTGCGATTCGCTTGCCATTCGATCTCATCGACCACCATGTTTTCTCGATCCGCTTCGCTGATCGTCACGATCTGAGCTTTCGGGGCCGCAATCGTGATTTTACTGTTGGTTGGCCCGTCGAGGTCGAACGTCAAAGCGTGCTCGGACATATCGAGCAGTTTACCGTACCTGTCCTGAGTCGCAACTAACTTAGCCTCAGGATTGCCAGTAATCTTGACCAGGCGATTCGTAATGAGTCCAGCCTTGAAACCAGAAACGTCCGATGGATCTTCGCGTAGAAGCATCGCGTTTCCGCTGTCGAGCGTCATATTCTCGACAAACAAATCGACGCTGTTCCACGTTGTGACCGACGATGCGAACCTCAATGGGCTTGCCGTTGGATACGTCGGAGCGAGAATGGCCGTATCGGTCGGCGAATCCCAGATGCCCATGAAATCGAATTCAAGAAAAGCCGCTTTCCCTGTCGGGCAGTTTAGCTTGAACGTACCAACGCAACCACGGAGCAGCTTGCGAACCCCATCGAGATAGACCGCAATCGTCAGCGTCTTAACATTGGTTCCAGGCGCCTCAGTTCTTGGCGTGAAAACCTGACCGGACTTGACCCAACCGCAAGCAGGTAGGAACGTGTCCGCCCAACTAGGCTCGGTGGATGTCCCGTCCCATGAAGCATCATGCTTGAATGTCACTCGCCCCTTGTAGCCACCCGGCACACTTGGACGCATGCCGAACGCCGCTTGACCCTCACGGGACTCAAGCTCGATCTCATGCTGAATCATCACGTCGTAAGCATTGAACGCCGCTTCAGCCGACGTGAGAGCCTCCGCTGTACCCGGAGTGGTTTCGATCTTCGCCGCCAATACTCGCTTGCGTTTCAGTAGTGTCATTGCCCAAGCTCCCTTGTTGCTCTTAGTTTGATTTTACCACTGGCCGCAAGAATGATTTCCCTTAGCCTCCGATTGATTTCAATTGGCAGTCTTTCGCGTGCCGTATCCGCCGCAATCTGCCCGATGTTGCCCTGCCGGAAATAGTCCCCTGGCCGCTTGCCAAGCACCCGCAACAGTTTCCTAGAACCGTCGGTAGATGGCTTGTACAAATCTCCACGCCATTGACGAGCGATGAAGCCTTCTTGGACGACAATCCACCCGCCGCCAGCGTCAGGCTTGTACTGTGCTCCAATGCTCTTTACCTTGCCGCGTCGTGATCGCTTGAACGTCTTTGCTTCTTGATACTTCGCCGGGAAGTTATGACCTTCCCACAGACCGATCGTCACGCCAGCATTGCCCGGCTCAGCCTTGTTTTTTTGCTTGATCGTTTTCTTGAGAGTCTTGGCCTTGCTGATCGCCTTTGCAACGCCTTTATTCTCGCTGCTAACCTTCAGATTGACCAATGGACCTAGAGCCTTAGCCGCCTGCACTCTGACCGTCCTAGCGGTCCTATTAACCGCTGTAGCCAAGTGCCTTGGCAAGTGATCGCCAAAGACGCCGAGATTCGCTTTCATGTCGCGGAGCGATTGTTGATCGACAGTGATTTTCAGCATCAGTTTCTTAGCTCCGTTGGGTCGTCCTCGGAAACTCGATAAGTGATCGCCAATGGAATCGTCACTCCATCAATGCCGCCGTCAGCAGCGACGAACTGGAGCGAACCCCAGGTAGCATCGATCGCATTACCATCAAACGTATGCCAGGTTGATGATCCGCTTGCAACCGCCTTAACCACGTCGGCATGAAAAGCATTCAGAAGCTCGTCAATCGTTTCATACCCTCGCTCATCCTGCATGATATGGCAATGGATGTTGAACGTCTGTCTGATCGCAATTGCAGGAGGGTTGCCAGGTCGGTCTAACTCCGGAACCCTGTCCGATGCTCCTTGAGTCAGCACGATCTGATTGTTTCGCGGAGTGAAATCCGCGAATCGCTTTGGACGCTGTACCTCGCTGATTTCAGTCGTGTACGCACCGCTTCCGATCATCGCATCGAGACGCGATTTCAATTCGAGAGCGATCGTTTCACAGACTGCTACCGGCATTCGAGAACTAGCATCCCTTCATCGTGACTGAGTAGTTTCAGAATCGAGTGCCTGCTAACAGGCTGACCGACCCGAACAGAGAATTCTAATTCATCTCCGCCCAAGTTTAGTTCGTCGCTTGCAATGCCTTCGACCTGATCGTTAGCGACGTGGACCTCGAAAAGAGGATACACAACGTCGCCATCTTCCGGGAGAATGCCAAGAGTCTCTCGCACAACTACCGCATCGATCTTGCGAGAGCGACCGTTTCGCTTGTAATAAACGATCGGCTCTGCGAAATCATCAGGATTGGCGAATACCTTCTTGGCATCCTCTTTGATGAGGTCGTGTAGGCTCATGCGTTACCGCTTGCAAGTGACCTTGACGTAATCGACGACGACAGAATCGACGTTGGTATTAGCCGCTTTTTGCAACTGGATGATCGGTTGCAATCCGAGGCTGTACCCGCTCATGTCGAAGGTCGTACCGGCAGCGACTTGCCTACCGTCAATGTAGAACTTGACGTTGGACTTGCCGCCGGTGAAATCGATGACGAACTCTTTGTAAGTCGTCCCGAGAGTCACGCCGGTTGAAACGTCGTCATTGTCCCTGACACCGTCATCGGTCTCAACGTAAACGAGGCTCGTGCTGTTGGCACCTTCCATACGGAACCAAGCATTCGCAGCGACGTTGTTGGCCGTATCATCCCGAGCTGATCCTAGACCAAAGCAGAGGATCGATCCGCTAGTGAACGTCGCTGCTCCGATCTTCACCTTCATCTCGATTCGCTGAATCAAGTCGATGTCGAAGTCCAAAGCATCGTTGAAATGCAAGCAGACGTTTTCGATCTCGTTGGTAGCCGCAAGCGTCAGCGTCGCTTCGCTTGTGCCCTTAGTGTAGGTCGGAGTGCCAGACGATGAAGTGTCATCGACAAGCCAAGCAGTCGCTGGATCTGCGGAAGCCGGAAGCGTTGCTACCGCTCCATTGAAATCGTCGTAGAAAATCTGAAAGTCGCGAATGTCGCTCATGTGTTTGTTCCCTGTGTTGCTGTTTTGTTTCCGTGAAAGCCCCCGCCATCGCTGACAGGGGCAGAATGTCAATCAATCGGACTAGGTCCGGTTGCCAAAGAAGCCGACATGGTCGATGACTGCACAGCCGAAGGTCTGACGAACCT